CCAGTGGTCTCGCCGGTCCCCTTACGGAAAATATTACCTGTCGATGTATGACCTAACTGTTGTGAAAGGACTTGATCGTATGAAATATCTATCAGATCACAAATGGCAGACCTGTCTTTGGTAGTCGTACCCACGCTTCCGGACTGCCTTGATGATCTCAATAATAGGGCCGTCGACAGTGGAGTCAAAGGCCGTGAAGTCGCCTTCAACATGAATGTCGAAACGGCCATGCTTCGCAAAGAGATCGGACATCCAATGCCCATTCAAAGGCATACCGACTTTTATGGGAGTCGATTCCCAGTCAAAATGATGATTGGGGCCATAATTGAAAACCGTCGACATAATGTAATGGGTGATGGGAGATCCTATAATTGAACGCACTAACCCATTTTGCCATTTCTTGGGAGGCAGAGCCTCTCCTTTCACAGAGACGTGGGCCACAGGGGCAATCTGAGATGCATAATAGAATGTCCTGGCCCACAACTTTTTAAAATTAGAAAACCCTATTGTGGAAATGAAGGCGCTTCTCTTCATTTTAGACTTGCGGCCTGGAGTCTTCATCCAAAAGCCAAGGGCATATTTCTTTTCCCACATTTTGATTATGTAGTTAAAAGGTGTGAGATTAGAATTCCGAAAAATGGTCCCGAGAACCTCCCACACGTCATCCTGCACATCAGGCAGGCCCTCGGGCTTTCTGTTTTGAAAGTAACGGGAGGTGCTGGTCAGTTCTGCTCCAATGGATTGATATGTTTCTGTCCTTTTGTACTCAAGAGCCATGGCCCTCAAATGATCCAAATTCTTGTCGTAATGGACTTGAAGCTGTGAAATGCCAGTCCGAAAATCGGAGCCACAAATTAGCCAGTCACGCCAAGACTGGGTGACAGGATCCGACATGTCCGGCTCAGTGATTTCAACATTGACTGGCCAACCAAGCCATTCGAGAAGGGCACGGCTATGTTCAACGTCATTAACCCCGTCCTTCCAGGTCAGGCGTCTCCGGACGAACTCAGGCAGCTTCATGGAATCAATGAACCTGACTGACCTGATGGTGACCTGCCGAAATGTCGCAAGGGCAGACCTTCGCTCACCTCCAAGCTTCACGGAGTAATGCCGCTTAACTTCTGTGTTGAAGCCTTCAACCATGATGATGGTGTCTGTCATCAACACCTGTAGCCGCAACCTTGCCCACTTCAGCAAGACCCACTCCCCTGCCTCACGATCACTCAGAGAAATGATAAGATGGATAATGACACCAGTGGTGTCCCATATGGCCGGGGCAGGCAGGAAACAGAGAGTCAGGAGGAAACCGAGCCAAATGTACAGTGCAGACTTCCACATCCTGACCCCTGCTTTCAGAGCACAAAGGTAGACGCAGATCTGCCAGCCAGTGAACAAATAGTATAGTGGTATATCTACCACAAATGCCACAGAGTAAATAGTTTTGCTCCACCATAGTGAAGCAAAAACCAAAAGGCCCTTAGAAGCCTCCTCCACTACTGACTGAGGTAATCCTAAAGAATGGCATATTGACGAAAGGAAGGGGCCAGAATGATCCCATCCTTCCATCACCACCCCAGTCAATGGCGTGGTGAATCCTGGGAGCCAAGATATTTCTCTATTATGCCACAATGCCAGGTGGGGGCCCACCTGCTGTATCAACTTTTTCTCATTGCGCACATAAGCCCTAAGCCACAGGACAAGGAACAATCCCAAGAAAGGAGACGTGAAAAGGACAAACCCAAAAGAGGGTACTGCACCAGACCATAATAAGATACTGGGCAGGGCCACCAGAAGGTAGCCGACTATAGCAGCAAGAGCTATGGCAATAAAAGGGCCCACGAGGCCTACGAAGGTTATAAGTAGAATTTTAAACAACTTTTGAAACATAACACAACATCTTAAAAATGTTTCGGCCCAAGGGCCTCATCAGGTGTTTCTGTTGCCAACAACATGGCAAAATAAACAATACA